CGGTATCGGTAGCACCCGCATTGACAGCAAGAACCTTGCCACCATTGCCGGTATAGCTGTTGAGCAGGTTAACGCGCGCACCAGCCGCAGTCGTTGCGCCCGTACCACCATGCGCTACTGGCAGAGTGCCAGAGATATCAGTAGCCGGGATCGTGGCGACCGAAGTAAACGGATCGGTACCATTTCCGAAGATATAGCCAGACAGGCTATCATGCGAACCAGTGCCACCCTGCACGACAGAGAGCGGAGTAGTCAGGCCAGACAGAGACGTAATGTCAGAGTTAGCGCCAGACTTAGCAGCACTCAAGTTCGCGCGTGCGCCAGCTGCAGTCGTGGAGCCAGTGCCGCCATAGCCGACGTTCAGAACGCCACCCATGACAATAGTGCCGCTGGTTGTGATCGGGCTATTGCTGAAGGTAAGTCCGGTGCTCTGGCCATCTACGCCAACAGAGGTAACCGTGCCAAAGCCTGACCCGCTGGCAGAGATCTGGATGGATCCAGCACCATTGGTGATCGAGATACCGGAGCCAGCAGTCAGCGTAGCAAGCTGATAGGTCGTTCCATCGCCGATAAGAAGCTGGCCATTGGTCGGAACGGTGCCATTCCCAGTGCCGCCATTCTCGACACCGATAGCGCCGCTCAGCGCGGAAACAGCGACGTTGCCACCCGTGATCTGGACGGCATCAGCGTTCTGATATGCGAGAGAGCCGAAGCCAAAGGTGGAAGTAGAGAGCTGGCTTAGGGCGACGCGATAGTTCTGGTTGCCATAGACGACCGGAAATTCAGCGTTGCCAGTAACAGCCCCGACCCAAGGCTGCATGTCTGAGATTTTGATGTCAGCCACTTAGCTCTCCTGAATGATCGGCTTATCGTCCTGCGTGACGATGTGCTGTATACCATTCTCATCCAGAACGTAATACGTCGGATTGTAATCCGGGCGAGGATGCTTCACCGGGATCGGGTCAGGCTTCAGCAGCAGGCGACGGTAATAAGGCTGCGGCACATCATCGCACGAAGCGCATACCCATAGGCCAAGACCTACGGGGACAGAGCCGCCACGGTAATCTTTCTTCTCACGAAGTTCGGTATGCTGGACGAGGAATCCACATCCATCACATATGGCAATAGCGCGCGGATCATTGGCGTCAAAGGTGGGCTTACCGCGCCTTTTCCTTCCTCTGCCAAATCCGTACTGCATTAGTAGCTCCAAGTATCAATGGTGACCCTCAGAGGAACGCGCTCACGATCTTCCGCGATGGCACGTCCATAAGCAGCATCAGCCATTTGCTGTAGATACTGTAGACGATCCGGCGCGAACTTAACAGCGAGTTTCGAAGCGAGGCCAGCTGCGATAGCTTCCATCCAGCGGTTCGGGATATCCAGAGAATCCGTAGGCGAGCCTGCGTCCTGCTGGATCTTCATCCTGTAGTAGTACAGGGTAACCGTATCATCCTGCGGAACAGGCCACAGGAACAGCGAAGGCGTAATCGTGCGCTGGAAGTAGAACTGCGTCGGACGCTGGCCGGTCTGGCTCTTCTGCGGGATTGCCGCGTACTCACCCCGACTAATGCCTTGGATCATGAGATCCTGTGTCTGACCGCCGGAAAGCGTGCGCGTGTACGCCTGAAGGATGTACACCGTTTCAGTGTCGAGCGTGTATTCCTTCTGGCCAGCCACTAGAGGAAGTGTGACAAGATCGACTTCCCAGAGGTTAGGCCCGTTGTTAGCCCAGTCCGAGAATAGATAATTCAGAGAGCGAGTGGCGCTCAGCTGGTCCTGTGAAGAGATCGTGCCGGGATTGCGGCCAATGCGTTCGAAAGCCTCATCGATGATATCGATCTGCTGCGAGGTTCCGAAATCATAGGTTCCCGAGGTCGTCATCAAGCGATCCTTTCAGCCGTCAGAATAACGGATGGAGCGGCAGGCGCAATCGCACCGGCTGCGATATAGTCCAGCGTTGCGGCGACATTGGCAGGTAGCCACATTATTTCGATATACTGGCCAGCCGTAACCTGCTGAAAGAATACAATCTGAAAAAACGTGTTACCGCCAGTAGATGTTTTAGGCACCGTAATTAGCGTATTAGAAGATGCGATATCGGTTCCATTTTTACGAAACCAAATATTGACATTATGGTCCGTGCTATCTGAGTTGTGGAACTGGATAGACGGCATAATCGCATAGGTTCCGGCGGCAGCAAACGTAATCCGAGTGGGATTACCGCTACCATCATTAGCCATACTAATGCCGGAACTGATATCAGTAGTTCCGATAATTGCAGCTGTCGCTACCGAAGTGCTTCCGACCTGATCAACCGCGCTGTAGGCCGACAGATACGCGCGACCGGCAAGGTCGTTGTACGGGATCGTAGCAGTGCTGGTAATAGCCGACGTGCCATTGCCTTTAAGATACTGGCCAGAGGTGAGCGTCGCAGCACCTGTGCCGCCATGTGCAACAGAAAGAGTCCCGTTAAACGTATTGGCAACATTGCTAGCAGACACTTTAACGCTGGTGCCAGATTGAACCAGCTCCAAAAGCTCAGTCCCAGCTAGTGGTGTGGATGCTGGCCCAAGGCCAGTGATCTTAATATCAGCCATAGGTTTTGATCATTTCGAGAATGATGCTGTAGGTATCGCCCGACGACGCGCCGATAGTGGTGAACAAGATATCGCCAGTCTTACCGGAAGCTGCAGCGTTGTTCCATAGCGGGGCAGTGCTGAGATCAAAGCTGTAAATGCCCGGGCTAACGATGAACGAACTAACATCAGTCGCAGCATCCCACAGGATGTTGACCGACATACCGTTCACAGAAGCATGGATCCTACGGATCGTGACGCCAGTGCAGGCCGCGCCGTTCTGATTGACAGCAAGAGTCGAAACGTCAACCTTCAGAACAGCGCTTTCGCCCGTGCCGTCAGATACGTTGTTGAACTTCATGACAGCCTGCGACAGGCCATCAGAGAGAAGCTGAGACGATACTACGTCAGCCATTATTTAAATCCCTTCAGCGTTTCCGCGAGGCGTGCCCGCTTGCCAGTGATGCCGGGCTTCTTAGCAGCCGCAGCGAGCTTGGCT